CACTCGGGGGTGGTGTAGGTATTAGTGTTTCAAGAATTAGACCCAGAGGCACAGCAATTACAGGCAATGGTAAGTCTGAAGGTGTAGTGCCTTGGTGTAAAATTTATGATTCTGCAATTATAGCTACTAATCAGGGTTCAGTCCGCCGAGGTGCTGCCTCTGTAAACTTAGATATTAATCACATTGATATTAATGAGTTTATGCAAATTCGTAGACCAAAAGGTGATC